CGTTAGTACCGCGTATTTTCTCTATCTCCGCCATAGTAGGTACGTTATAGGTCATTTAACCGCAAACCACCCTGCGAAGTTAAGGTGACGCCAATAGCACTCTACGTGCTTAAATCCTGCGCTACGTAACATATCTTCGTTCCACTTACTTGTTACGGGAACTAATACGCCTTCGAGCGCGGAACGTTTAGCGTTAATCTGTTCTTGCGTATATCCGTTATCGCCTTTACCGTCTAAATAAGTTTCTACTAAAACTTTATCGGCGTACGAATCGTTACCTAAAACTTTTTCTACAAATAAAAATATACCGTTATTCGTTAGCGAGTTATATGCGTCTTGGATAATCCTTTGGCGATACTCGATAGGAATAAACTGTAACGTCAAAATAGATAACGTTACCGAACTAATAACTTCGGGGTAGCCTTTACGTAAGTCAAACTCTCTTATATCTGCGTCAGGAACTTCGGCGCGTGAGGCTTCTAGCATAGGCGGAGATATTTCTAAGCCTACGTATTTATATTCGCGCGTACCTAAAGCGTTAATAATCGGTTTAAGTGCCGCACCGCGCGAACAACCTAAATCAACTATATCGGTTCTCTTCTGCGCAAAGGCGAGCGCAAGTTCTGTAGTTAAATAACGCATACCGAAATAATCGGGAATCGAACGCGAAAGCATATCGTCAAATACTTTCGTTACTTCGGCGTTAAACTCCCACTTACCGTTTTGTACTACTTCGTCTTTCATCTAGGCGCGCCGTTCCACTCATAACCGCACTTAGGACATTGGTAAGCAGTACTAACGTCACCGCTAAAGTCTTGGAACTCTTCGGGTACTTCGTTATCGTTTTCTTGCGATAACGGATTAAACCCAAAGTCTTGCGTATCGAATAACGTAGAAATATCTAAAAGTTGGTCGGCAAGTACGTTAGCGTCCCACTCTGCTAACTCCGCAGAACGATTATCTGTTAGAGCATAAGCAATCACTTGTTCGTGCGACCATTCATCAGGTACGCGCGCTACGCTAATAAACTCCCAACCTAAACTTCGTGCCGCTTCTAAAGTTCCGTTACCTGCTACAACGATATTGTCGCGTGTAACTACTATCGGTTTTCTTTGTCCGAAAGACTTTAACGAGTTAGCGATAACTTCTATGTTTCTAGCGTTATGTTTACGCGCGTTATTTGGGTCAAGTGTTAAATCTTCCGTCTTAACGGTTTCAATAGTTAAGTTATTCATTTTTCCTTCCTAATAAAAGTTAAGTGCGAAGGCGCGTAAGGGATAGAAACGCGCCTTCGCGTGTCGCTACGCCGAAGGGACGGACTGCGTGCGACTTGCCTTCACTCGCTCGACATCGGAAAGTAAAAAGACCGAACGCCTTTTATATTTTCGGACAGGAACGAGAATCTTTCTAAATACAAGTTGGCGTAGATTATTTTTCGAGATACCGAGCATTTCTACTGCGGTAATCGAATCTACTTCGCCTTCTTGTAACCCTAAAGTTACTTCTTCGATAGTCATATAAGCCTTTCCTTAAACTGCCCACGGGTCATCTACGGGGTCTTCAATAGGTTTGTCGTATTGTACAGTTACAGGTTCTATCTTATTCTGCGGAACGATTCCGTACGAATCGCAGTTAATAACTAACGCTTTGCGTTCTTCGCCTTCTTTAGTTGTATACGTTTCGGTACTAAAACGTCCTGTTACAACTACGCGAGTTCCTTTACGGATTTCGCTTGCCGCACCTGTAGCGTCTTTACCCCAAACGAAACAGCGAAACCATACCGTTTCTAAGTCTTTCCACTCTTTTGTTTGTTTATCTATAACGCGCGGAGTATTCGCAAGACTAAAACTTGTAACGGTCATACCGCTAGGAGTTTTACGAAGTTCTCCGTCACTTCCTGTATTACCTGTTACGGTAATGATTCCTTCACCTGCCATAGTTTTCCTTCCGTTCTATATATTCGTAAGAACCGTTAGGCGTAAGTGTAACTATTGAGCCGTCAGGAAGCGTTAAAGGGTGTTCGCTAGGTTCGGCGTGTCGCGGTACTAAGTGTCCGCTATCCGTTGATTTTTTAATATTAAGATGAACGGAGTGAGTGCCGAAGTTATGGCACTCGTGGTGGAGAGCAATAAGATTTTCTATACTATCTTTTCCGCCACGTGACCGTAGTTTTCTATGGTGAAGTGCGAAGTCTTCATAAAGTCTTTTACCGCAAAGTTCGCAATAGCCACCGCAACGTTCTAAAACGCCTTCACGTAACGCCTTCCAGTTAGTCATAATATTCGTCTATTACCTGCTCTGCTTTCTGTAGCGATAACGCTAACTTTTTCTTGTCTACGAATCTAATCTGTACGCCTTCGGTTTCGGCATATTGTTTAATAGCCGTAAGTTTTACTACTTGCTCATCATCTTTATAAGCAACTCCCGTTAATCCGTCAAGTACCGCGCGCGCTAACTTATCTATATCGGGTCTTATATACGGCTCGTTACGATTAACAGTTTTAGGTTTTCTAACGTTAAACGTTAAATAAAGTTCTACGCCTTCTTCCGCAGGTTCGTTAATGACGCTCTTAGCAGTACGGGCAATATCGGCGCGCCATAATGCTAAGTCTTGCGCTCTAACGTGTATTGCGTGTCCGTTAATAAACTTTAACGAACCTTGCGGAACGGGCTTACCGCTTACGAAGAAAGAAGCGTTAGTACCAGAAGTTTCGTAGCCAGAACTTCCACGCGTTGCAAGGTGTGTCATATCGGTGAATGATATAACGGATTCCTTTTTCTATCTGCCTAGCAGGGTGCGTTTCGGTTTCGCCTAAAATCTGCGCGATACCGTATGCGGTGCTAGTTGGATTATCGGCTTTATAACGCCAGTTAGATTCCTTTTGCCATAGTTTTTCTAGGCAACGGAACTCAGTTTCGTTCCAACCTTTATCTAAAACTATACGGTATGCGTAAGCCTTAGGGTCATAGAACGCTTCGTGTAACACTTCTTTTGGTTCTTCTACGTGTGGTGCTTCGGCGTGAGCAGAGCCGATTACTACAGAGATAAAGACGGCTATAAAAGTTATAGCACTACGTATTTTTAGGGATAGGGGCATTTCCTTCTCCTTTACAGGGTTCGGGTTTTGCTCGTTTCGTTATTTTTATAAGTTTCTTCCTGCTTGTATTTAGAACGCTCGCTTAATCTTTTTTGTAGTTCTTCGGGCGAGCGCGAAGTTTGTTGTATGTAAGCCCTTTCTGGGTCGCAGGTTGGGCAAAAGAGTACTCCTTCATACTCCTTTTCTACAACTATCGTTTCTCCGTTTCGTATAAGTTCTTTACGGTCTTTATACGTAGTCCATATAAAACCTTTTTCGCAACCGTTATTGTGCGTACAGATACAGTTGATTCTTCCGCAGTGCATTTATAACTCCTTCCGTATAACGTTTAGTGCCGCTTCGAGTGCGGCTTCGTGTCCTTGTTGATAGGCAAAGGCTAAATCGTTCATAGGGGTATCCGTTAATCGTTCTTCGTGGATACCCCTAAGAAGGCGCATACAAAACTCGTAACGAGTTTCTTCGTTATTCGCTTGTTGCTCGCTCATTCGATTTTCCTAACGCTATGTCGGCGCATATTGCTTGTACTCCTAATAGCGCGTTATCTAGTGAACCTGCCATTTTTATAATCGCGGTTCGATTCTCTAATGGCTTCCAGTCGCATATCTCGTTATAAATCGTAAGCCTAACTTCGGCTTCTACGGCTTTAACTACGGTCTTTAGAAGTTCGCGTTTCTCTTCGGTATCTGTAGTTAATAACAACTTGTTATTTTCTATAGACCAATGATTACCGTTACATTCTTCGTGCGTATGGTCGTGTCCTTCACCCATTATTAGCCTTCCTTTCTGAGTACATATTTTGTGCTACGCGGTAAGCGTAACTAACTAAATCGGTTAAGTCCTTACTTGCGGCTTCGTCTATCGCTAATAATGCGATTCTTCCGAAGCGTTTAGTCATTTGACCTATACGACTAATCTCGCTAGAACTTAAAGCGCGACTTTGTAACTCTTGGACATACCAAGCAGTAAGAGCGATACAACCGCCAATATCGTTAGCGTTATGTAATAAGTCCCACTCTTCTTCTATAAGTTTTGATAAGTTCCAAGCGTTTACGCCATTAGCGCGAGCGTCACCAAGTTTTTGAGAAATACGTTCAACAGATAACTTCGCAGATTTAACTCGAACCGCAGGAAGTTCTTTAGTAGTTATATCTGTATTCTGTATTCTGACTTCTGTATTCTGTATTCTGTATTCTGGCTCTGTTACTTCATCGTTAGTAACGGCGTTATCTTCCTTATTACGTTCCCGATAACGCTTCTGCCGTTCGCGCATAGATTCCCGTTTTTCTTCTAC